TATGCCAGATAACGACCTTTGCGAGACTCCACAACCAACCCAGCAATCAGTTCTTAATAGATCTGGTAAGGATAAGTTTTTACTTGTTTTAAATTTACCTCAGGTTTTAAGAAAACAAACTCTTTCAAACGATTTACTAAAAATAGACCCCTTACAAATTAGTATCTTCGGAACTGTAGTACCACCTATACAAGTTCCAAGCAATGAGATTCGTTACGGAGGACAGTCGTATAATGTTTCTTCTTATACCCGACCAAATTATCCCCCTTTGCCAGTAAACTTTATTGTTGATAATAGTTTTCATAACTACTGGGTACTATGGAAGTGGTTATCAATTTTAAATGATCCTGATTCTAGCTATTACTCTGGTACAGACCCTAAACTAGAAACTTGGAGAGATAGAACTGAAACTGGTATAGTTACTGAGTATCAAACCAATTTTTCTATTTTAGGTTTAAATGAGTATAATCAAAAAAGTATAGAATTTATATTTTATAATGCGTTTATTACCAATTTAGGTAGCATTAACTATAACTATAATGACCCGGAATTTATAAAATCTTCTGTAGAATTTCAATTTTCTAAACTAGATGTAGTTATACCTACATAAAAAAAGTACCCGGAAAGGCTTAAATAATAATACAAGATTATGGCACGTTCAATCAATTCACCAGGTGTACAGATTACAGAAAGAGATTTATCTGAATACATACAGCCCTCTGTAGGTACTTCTGTTTTTGCAGCAGGTTTTGCTTCTCAAGGACCTACAGATGAAGTACTCATTATTACGTCAAGTTCAGAATTAGAACAAATTTACGGTGTACCTGAATCTGCAGCAGAAAAATACTTTCATTATACATGCCGAGAAATTCTAAATTCTTCAGCGTCTCTCTTAACTACCCGTCTCCCATATGGTTCTGCCTCAGGCGCAGGGTTTGATAATCAATATAGTGCTCTTTTATACCCTGTAGCATCTGCAAGTGGTAGTTTTGAAATTGGTCAGCCTTCTCATATAGTTCTTAATCAAGAAGAATATAAAGATATGATTCAAGGTAATATTTCCTGGACATCTCTTACTAGCGTTATGGCATCAGCTTCTTATATTTCTGCGTCGAACTTTGTTAACGCCGGCATCGTTGTTCTTAATGCAGCTCAAACAACGGTTAATGAAGGTTATGAAGGCTACTATGTAGCATTTACAGATAACCAAGATATTGGCCCTGGAACGGATTTTACATCTGTTAACACGTTCAAGAGTTTATCTGCAAATCAAGCCTTTGTAACTGTTCCAACAGATAGACTTAGTTTTGCTCTTTCTGGTACTAAAGAATCTTTAGGTGCCGGTAGTATTTCAGAAATTATTGAAGGTATTCCAACTTACGATTTTGGTTCTAGTTACTTTAATGACAGTCTCATCATGACAGTTTTTAAGGTAAGAACTTCAATTTACGAGTCTGGTACTCTTGCACCTTCTCTTGCAGAAACTTACATCGGCTCTCTCGATCCTAACAAAAAGACAGTTGCTGGTACTGGAGTACAAACATACTTCTTAGAGGATCTAGTAAATAATTCTTCTAGAAATGTTAAGGTTCTTATAAACCCAAATATCTCTACAAGAACTAACTGGAGCACACCTTCTTCAGCAGATCCAAGCACAGCAGTACGGGTCGCATCAGGTAACAGAGCACTTTATGGTTTAGGTACTTTTGTTCCAACATATACTGTAACTAACAAGTATGTTGGTAATATTAATACCAAGCTACAAAGAGCATTGACCCTTATTGAGTCTCCAGAGCTAGTTAATATTGACGTAGTTGTTGACGGAGGTCTTTCAACAATTTCAGCAGTAGTAAGCTCAGAAGTTGAATTTGATGATTCAGTCTTTGTTAATACTACAACACTTGCAAGTAGTTCAAGTGATTACGTAACACGTTGGAGAAACGTCTTTAATACATTTAATAACTTTGCACAAAACGTTCGTAAAGATTGCGTATTTATTTCTGATCCGTTTAGATATATCTTTGTAAATGGCTCTGATACAAAAGTCACCTCATTGAAAAACTTTAATTTTGCAACCAATATCTATACACCGCTAAAGACAGCATTTAATGGTATTGAATCAAATTATGCAGCAACTTATGGTAACTGGGTTAAAGTATACGATCAATACTCTGATAAACGAGTCTGGGTACCAACATCCGGCTTTGCAGCAGCTGCATTCGCAAGAACAGATTCAACTGCCCAGCCCTGGATTGCACCAGCAGGTTTAACTCGCGGGGTTATTAATAACATTGTTGACATTGCATTTAACCCAAATCAAAAGCAAAGAGATTTCTTATATCCAATCTCAATTAACCCTGTTGTATTCTTTAATACAGATGGTTTTGTAATCTTTGGTCAAAAGACTCTACAAACAAAACCATCAGCATTTGATAGAATTAACGTTCGTAGATTGTTCTTAGCTCTTGAAAAATCCGTACAACGCTCACTTCGTTACTTCGTATTTGAACCTAATACCGAATTCACAAGAACCCGGTTAAGAAACACAATTACACCAGTATTTGAATTAGCAAAGAATACAGAAGGTGTTTACGATTATTTGATTGTTTGCGATGAAAGAAACAACACTCCTGATTCAATCGATCGTAATGAACTTAGCGTAGATATTTATATTAAGCCAGTTCGTGCTGCAGAGTTTATCTTAGTTAACTTTATTGCAACACGCACAGGTCAAAACTTCCAAGAACTTATCTAATAAATAATTTAAACATATGGCACAAAATATATCAGACTTCTATAGGTCAGTCCAACAAAAAGATTTTGCACGGCAATTTCAATTTAGACTCGTACAGCTAGCAAATACAGACTTTGGAGAAGATACATTAATATATGTTGAAACTGCAACTCTACCAGGTAGATCTATTACAAACGTTCAAGTACCTTTTATGGGCTTGCAGTTTAATGTACCCGGAACTGCTACTTACCCTGGATCAGAAAGTTATGCAGTAACATTCCGTTGTGATCAAAATTACAACATTAGAGCTGCTTTAGAAAACGCCACATTTAACACTTTTGATGATGGTACTTCCACTGGAGATTTCAACATCGCTCGTAACTCTTCTGTTATAACAATGAATCTTCTTAATAAAGCTGGGGGCACTGTTCGTCAATACACCCTCTATGGAGCTTATGTGGTTTCAGTAGGAGATCTATCCTACAATCTCGGTGATAGTGGTACTATTCAAACCGTGCCAACCACTCTAGCATATCAATACTGGAGAGTTACTACAACAGGAAGTTCTCCTACAGTACTCGGTTAATTAGCAATAAATAATATTGCTAATATATGGCTGACCGGATAACTGATTTTTCAGGACAAATACCTTTATTTTTTGAGTCGTTTTTAAGTAAACCGGCTTCTGCTCTACCCAAGGGCGCTCAATGGGTTGTTGATTTTGAAGGTCTTGAAAGCGTAAAAGATGCTATTATTAGAACAGCTCAACTTGAACCTGGAAAATGGGATATCGAAACCGGTTTAACAACTTTAATTAGTAATCAAGACTATAATCGAAAAGGATGTTTGTTTTGTCAGGCAGTCTCTATACCAGGTGAGCAGACAATTGCTAATCCAGAAGGTATTCAAAAAAACCAATTCATAAGAACAGCAGTTGGAGAAGGACGTTCTGATTACGCTCCAAACGGACTTCGTATGGTGTTTTTAGATACTAATGTAAGTTTTGTAGATAATGTAATCCGCCCCTGGGTTGTCACTACAGGTCGTCTCGGCCTGATAGCTCGTCCGCCCGGGAGTACAAATTATAGACAGGATATATCTGTTTATAAAATCGGGGTATTAACTTCTCAGGACCCGCCTTTTATTTTACAAAAATATACATTTTTTGGAGCTTGTGCAGTACAGGTATCTGAAGAAGAATATAATTATACCCCTACTAATGCTCCAGTAAATAGAGAGGCAACTTTTATATTTCATCACTATAGTCTTGAAACCAATAAAAATAATTCTGCCATTAAGTTTAATAATTCTAAAATACCTGTATCGTTTGCAACCCCGCAAAGAAATGTTAACGTGCAGCGTTAACTTAAAACAGAAGTTGCCCAACCTGTAATCAGTTAATAAATCTTGTTAATGGCTAAACTTATTAGTACTGCAGATCTATTACAAAGCTCTTTAGATTTTAAAGAACTAGATCTTAAGCAGTATAGACAACTCTTAAAATGTTTTTTAGGAGATGAAGTTTATGCTGACCTCATCTTTAATAATACTGATAATATAATTAAAGAGTTAACATCTTTATCTTATAAAGAAATTACTAATTTAAATTTTTTAGATTATTGTTTATTACTTTTTAATATCAGACAAGTAAGTATAGGGGATACAGTATTATTATATGCTGAAGACGTTGAACAAAAACAACTTAAAATAGATCTACGGATTAGTAAAATTATAGAGCAAGTTACTGATAAAAAAATAATAGACCTACTTACACCTGAAACTATAGATCAGTGTTATATAGAATATAGATTACCTTCTATAAGAGAAATTTTAATTTTAGAAAAAGAAAAAGACATATATTCTTTTTACACCTTTTTTTTAAAAACAATAAAATTTTCTAGTTCTATTATTGATTTAGAAGATTATACATTTAAGGAAAGAGAAGAAATTATTCAAAAAATACCAGTTAAAGTAATGACAGGTTTAACAAAAAGAACTCACTCTATAATAGAACATTGCAACAAAATTAATTTATTACAATCTTTAAACAGTAAGTCATTTGATAAAAAACTATACTTAACACTTAATAGTCAAATAATAGCTTTTGTTATTAAATTAATTTATAATACAAGTTTAGAGTCCATTTATGAATTAATGTTTGCTCTATCAAAAGCAGCTAACTTTTCAGGCACGTTTTTAGATGACTGTTCCCCTGGTGAGTTTTATTTCTTCACTAAAAAACTAGAAGAAATTAGTGCTCGTCAGCAAGAATCTAATAATTTAAATGCTGAAAACGGTTTACCCCCTATAGTTTCTGAATTTGGACTGGAATAAACAAAAAAAATAGTATAATTACACTTTATGAGTCAAACTACAGAAACGGTACAAGATGTACTACAACTTTTAAAAGCTCTTGATCAAACTAATAGCTTTGAAGTTTACCTACCTTCTTTACAGAGGTCTGTACTCTTTAAACAACTTAACACAGAGCAGTTAAAGAAAATACTTAAAACTATAATTGATTCCCCAATACATAACACAGAATTTACGATAACATTTAATTCTATTATAAAAGATAATATCCTGGATGATTCAGTTAATGTAGAAGAACTAAACGTATTTGATAAGACTTTAATTCTTATAAAGACCCGTATTGAAAGTATTTCATCTGAATATACATTCACTCTTAATGATGAAGAAAAAGTTCAATTAGAGAGCTTTAAAGTCAATGTAGCAGACGCTTACAATAAATTTATTGAGTCTTCCCCTATATATAATACTGAAATAATAAAGAGTAATAACTGTGAATTAGAAATTTCTCTACCTACACTTCAGACTGAAAACAAGCTCGAGAAAGAGCTTTATAAAAATGTTAAATTAGAGATAACAACACCTGAAGAGCTCCGCAATACAATAGGTGAAACATTTATTAATGAACTTACAAAATATATAACATCTATAAAAGTGAATGAATCCACTATAGATCTTAATCAACACAACTTTAAAACAAGAATTAAACTCGTAGAACAATTACCAACAACTTGTATTAACGGTGTTTTAAAGTATATTGAAAAATATAAAGAACTCTTAAAACCTCTTATAACACATAGTAATACGGGAGTAGAAAAAGACCTCCCTCAGGATGCAACGTTCTTCAACATGTAATTTCTTCCATAAATAACTATGGATGGAAGCTACTGCTGACACACTCTTAAATCAGGTTGCAAATCTATTTTTATCTAAAATAGATAAGCAAAATATTGACCCTAAATTTTTAAAGAAATTTACAGAACAATTATTAGGTAAGTTTAGTTATACTTCATCTGAACCTATAAAGCAAAGACCAGCCCCTTCTCAAGGTAACTCAAGCAGCTCAAGTAATTCATTAGTAGAAGATCTTAAAAAGGTTTATAAAAGCCTTATTAAAACAGATGCAACCTATAAAAATGATTACAAGGCGTTTTTAAAATATGTTTTACCAGATGAACTTCTAAAACAAAGTACTGATAATATTGTTACACCAGCAGAAAAGCCTGAGATTAAATCTGTAGAAAAAACTGTTGAAAAGCCTGAGATTAAAACAGTAGATAAAGCAGAAAAGCCTGAGATTAAATCTGTAGAAAAAACTGTTGAA